TATACCACTTGTTCCTGCTACACCTGAAGTACCCATTGTACCTGATGAAGCTGAAGAACCGGAAGTAGCACTTAATGCACTTTGTCCTGCGGCACCACTAGTACCTGAAGTTCCAGTTGAACCTGAAGTACCACTAGAACCACTTGTTTGAGAAGCTCCGCTAGCTCCTATAGTTCCTGAAGTTCCTGATGAACCTGAAGTAGCTGAGGAACCTGATGTTTGACTTAATCCTGAAGTACCTGCAACGCCTGAAGTACCATTAGTACCAGAGGTTGCACTTGAACCTGAAGTTTGACTTATACCTGATGTTCCTGAAGCACCACTAACACCTGCTGAACCTGAAGTACCAGTACTACCAGAAGTTGCACTTGAACCTGATGTTTGACTTGCACCCGATTCACCAATAGTACCAGAAGTACCTGAACTACCGGATGTAGCTGAAGAACCTGATGTTTGACTTAAACCTGAAGTTCCAATTACACCACTTGTACCTGAAGTACCAGTTGAACCACTAGAACCACTTGTTTGAGAAATACCGCTAGTTCCTGCTACACCATTTTGGCCATTTGTACCATTAGTACCTGTTGAACCAGAAGTTGCACTAATACCAGAAGTACCAGCGTTGCCTGATTGTCCATTAGTACCAGATGTACCTGTACTACCACTTGTTGCACTAATACCTGAAGTGCCTGCTATACCTGATTGTCCATTAGTACCACTTGTTCCTGAAGATCCTGAAGTATTAGATGAACCTGAAGTTCCATCTGCTCCTGATTGTCCTATTGTACCTGAAGTACCACTTGAACCTGAAGTTGCTGAAGAACCACTTGTTTGACTTAAACCTGATTGACCAGCAACACCTGATGTGCCACTAGTTCCTGAAGAACCAGAAGTTTGTGAAGCACCACTAGCTCCTATTGTTCCTGAGGTACCTGTTGAACCACTTGTTCCTGAAGAACCTGATGTTCCATCATTACCTGATTGACCATTTGAACCTGAGGTTCCTGTACTACCACTTGTTTGACTTGAGCCACTAGTTCCAGCTACACCATTTTGACCATTTGTACCTGATGAACCACTAGAACCTGAAGTTGAACTAATACCAGAAGTTCCAGCAACACCTGAAGTACCTGAAGTACCTGAAGATGCTGACGAACCTGAAGTTTGAGATAAACCTGATGTACCTGCTATACCACTCTGTCCATTAGTACCACTAGTACCTGTTGAACCTGAAGTTGCAGAAGAACCTGAAGTTGAACTTAAACCACTTTGTCCTGCTACACCTGCGGTACCTGAAGTTCCTGAAGAACTACTAGAACCACTTGTTTGACTTAATCCTGAAGTGCCGGCTACACCTGATGCACCTGAAGTACCCGAAGTACCTGTACTACCACTTGTATTACTTGAACCACTAGTACCAGCATCTCCTGATTGTCCGTTAGTACCACTAGTACCTGAACTACCTGATACAGCTGAAGAACCTGAAGTTCCATCTACACCTGAGGTTCCACTAGAACCTGATGTTCCTGAACTACCACTAGTTTGTGAAGCTCCACTTGCTCCAATAGTACCACTAGTTCCTGTTGAACCTGATGTTCCAGAAGATCCTGATGTTTGGGAATTACCACTATCACCTGTTGTACCTGAAGTTCCTGTTGAACCACTTGTTCCTGAAGAACCTGATGTTTGGCTTAATCCTGAAGTGCTAGTATTGCCTGAAGTACCATTTGTACCAGAAGTACCGGATGAACCTGAAGTTTGTGAGGCACCACTTTCTCCTACTGTACCTGATGTTCCTGAAGAACCTGATGTTCCACTTGAACCTGAGGTACCAGAAGCACCTGAAGTTTGAGAATCACCTGAAGTGCCAGCAATACCTGATGTACCACTTACTCCTGATGAACCTGAAGTACCTGAGCTGCCTGAAAAACCACTTGTACCTGATACTCCCGCTGTACCTGATGTTCCTGAAATACCACTTGTACCGGAAGTAGCATTTACATATCCAACAACTCCTGTAATTGGGTCATATGTTACTACATAAGGACCAGGTTGTACAGGCAAGGTTTTTATTATAATTGGTTGAGGATCTGAACCTGAAATTATTAAGGATCCTGTTATTTGTGCTGATCCCGAAAATGGAAAACCAACACCGGAAACAAATACTGTAACTCCTGTCGAACCAGAAAAACTACTAGTAAAAGCAGTAGCAGAACCACTTATATTAATAAACGGAACATTTTCATATACTAATATTTCGTTTTGATATATATTAAGCGCACCTCCTCCAGAACCACCGGTTCCGTCGTTTTGGAATACACCAATAGGTACTTGATCAAGGAATCTAACTCTAGCCATTTATCCAATATAAATATCTGGCCTTAGCCGATTGATGTTGTTTTATTTTTAGCTTCTCTTGCTCTTGGATTTTCTGTTATAATTCTATTTTCTTCAATGTTACTATCAAAAATAGCTGCGTTATTTATTGCTTCAATTGAAAAAATAATTTTAGATCTGTCTGAAAATTTCTTTATTGCGTTCATGTCTTTTTGTATAACATCTGGGATGATGTAGCCATTTAGTTTTAAATCAAAAGTACTACGTACTACTCTTTCTTGGTTTTCGGATAATTCAGTTTGGAAACCAAAAGAATCTATTCGTGCTTGAAATTGATATCTTTCTGGATTACCCCAATATGCATCAGAAGCATATTCTATTGCTTCAATTATTCGGTTTTGTTGTTCTACATAGTAAGTAAAAACAACAAATGAATATGTTACTGTTAAATAATCAGGCATTATAACAGCATAATATGTTTTTTCAGGAGCTCTGTTATTTAATACCTTAAAGTTATCATAAGCATTTTTAGGACTATAATTTTTTGTAAATACTCCAAAATTATTTGGATTATTAGCATCTAATTTATTAGCAATAGACCTATTTTTTTCAATAGAATTACGTTTAAATATAATTAAAGGTGCCATTAAATCACCTTTTAAATCTCTTAAATACCCATCTTTTTGAAATGATTTCCATTTTTCAGGGTCACCATATAATACTGGAACTGGTATTCTTTGTCCATTTTGGATAGTAAAAGGTTTTATAACACTTTGAAAATAATAAAATATAGCTTCGTCTATATCTTGAATACCTACACTAAAAGGTTTAGTAGTATCGTCTCTAAAAGATGTTTGTAAGGCCCTATTATTAGTTTCTGCCGCTGAATTAGGATTACCATATTCAGGGTATTTTGGAACTACGTTTTCTAAACTAAGTTCTCGTTGAGTTTTTGGTATTGGTTTAATAGGATTAGCCATTACAATCTTTGATTAATTATTCCAACACGATCTGCTGGAACATAGTGAGTTTGACAAATTACAGAAACGTTATAACCAAATTCACCTAAATCAGTTTCATATGGGTTATTACCATTCGCGTCTAAATATGGGTAATCAGGGTCTTTTCCAGTAAAGAATTGAACGATGTTTTCATTATCTATTTCATAATATCCATCTTGCCACATAATAAAATCACCAATTTGAGGTACAATATTAGCATCTACTAAATCATCTCTCAAAAATCTAAATACTACAGGCCAATTAAATCCTACTAAATTATTTTGTATAGGAGCTGTTTGATCACCAACTTCAATTAAAGCAAATAAATTAATAGGTTCTAAAAAAACTCTACCTTGAGATGCTTCTCCATACATGTTAGTAACAGTTTCTGTTACATTACATTTATAAAACACTACTTGTTGAGATATAATGTTATGCATCAATTCGCGATTCACGAATCGAAACATACTAATATCTCTCATTTGTCCGTATAGTGCCATATTATCCTATAAAAATTGTCATTGGTACTTGTTTAATTTCATCAACACGAGCTACTGATTCTGCTGCTCGTCTTTCAAGTAATGATTGGCGTGAAGTTTGATCAAAATATTCTCTTAATCTTGTAATTAAAGCTTCTTTTTCAGCAGTAGCTGATGTTACTAAATTGTCTCCATTTAAAGTAACCTCTGCTCCTGGGACTGGAATTTGGGAATATTTATTCCTTACTAAACCTAACATTTCTTTAGATTTAGCTAATGTGTATTCAAAAATCCAACTTCTACCTATTGAACTAATATTTGAATAAATAGGGTTAACATAAGGAGCATTTCCAACATTTGTAATTTTATTAGTTCCATTAGAAAATGCAGCATCTAATCTATCTTGTACTTTAATAAAATCAAATACTAAATATTCTCCATATCCTAGATCATTACCAAATTCACTACCATCAAAACCATCACCACCAAATCCAGTACCAGGTACTGGGAATACACTAATAATATTATTTATTAATTCAAAAGTATAATTAGCTAGTGTAACCTGATTATTCATTTCAATTGCTTGAATATTTTGGATAGTAAAACTAGTAGGCATCATTAAGTAGTTAGCATAACCACCAATGCCATAAGCTCCTGCAGCTGGTACACCTCCTAAACCACCAAAACCTGTTCCTAATAAAGGAGAATATAATTGGTTAACTGCTGGTGGTGGTTCATACCAAACATTTTTAATTTCAATACCACCTACAATGCCTTGTTCTTCTGCCCAAGCGGCTAAATCATAATCTTGAACACCGTTACGTAAAGTTAATCGACCTTTATACCAAGTTACATTACCCCCCGCTCCTGCTTCTTCACCATACTGTTGAGATAATCTAACAATAGTAGAAAATGTTGGAGTAAATACAGAATTATTAACTTCAATAGATGTTGGAGCACCTTCTAAAGATAAATAATTATCTCTTAATTGAAAAGCATATAATTCATTTCCATACACAGTGGTTGCTTCTTCAAAAGCAGCAAAAAAGTTAATTTGTTGTAATTCTACGTTTTCAATAGGATAACCTAAATGTAAAGCACAAAAATTAGATACTTTATTAGCATCTGTTTGGAATTGAATATCATTATCATAAAATCCAAAAGGAGTAGGTGGTGGCCAAGTATTACTTACATAATATGAAGAGGATACTTGAGCAAAAGATGCTGATCCTGGCCAAATTGGGATTACTGTTGATGCCATATTTTATTAGGTTGTTGCTATATAATATTCTATACTTCCACTACTACCAGATGGTTCTATTTTGACTGATTTAATGTCGTCAAAAATAACTCCACTAGTACTACCTGTCATTTTGCTTGTAGATAACATATATGAACTACCGGTTGCAATTAAATAACTCATAGCTTCAGTAGATGAAGAAATAATTAATTTCATTGGAACATTTACTAACGAAATATTAGATACTCTAACATATTTAACACTACTTGTTACAAAGGTACCAGCACCAGGTGCTGAATCCATAGAAAAAATAGTAGTTACTGAACCAGAAGGTACACTTAAAGATCTATTATCTACATAGTTGATACTATTAATATTATTAGTTACAGAAGATCCTACATTGTCTCCATTTAATGTTAGAATTTCAAATATTTGTGTAGTTAAAGTTGCCATGCTTTTTTCATATAAATATTAAAAAGCTATGGATTCGTCCTATTTTTTAGAATTTCCTGAACTACCTGATGTTCCTAAGGTTAATCCTTTTTCATAAGCATCATTATATAGATTAATTAAATCTTCTACAATAGGATCTCTATGATTTTGTTTTAAAGTAATGGCACAAAGATTTTTTATTTTTTTAGCAGCAGCATATAAAAATTTAAATCCAGAATCACGTTTTTGTTTTAAATCTACTTGAGCATCATCCCCACAAACCATCATTTTAGAATTTTTTCCAATACGGGTTACAATCATTTCCATTTGCTCATGTGTCACGTTTTGAGCTTCATCTACAATTACTATAGCGTTTACAAACGTACGTCCCCTCATAAATGATACAGGTACTATCTCTATTTGTCCCTCGTTTATACACTTTTCTACTTTGTCTTTATCATAAAGTAAAAACATGTTTTGATAAATAGGTTGTACCCAAGGATCCATTTTTTCTCTTAAATCACCTGGTAGGAATCCAATTTCTTCTCTTGATACTGTGGGACGTGTAATAATTACTTTTTCACAATCCCTCATAAACAATTTTTCAAGAGCAATTTGACAAGCTAACATTGTTTTACCAGAACCAGCAGCACCAGCTAATAATGTTATAGTATTTTCTAAAATTCTTGCTTTTGCTTCTTTTTGTTCTTCGTTTAATTGAATTTTAAACTTAATTGGATTTTTCGGTTTACGTTTTTCTTTGAAGATATCATCTTCATGACTTGGTTGTGTCATAGTTTTTAAAATTGATTTTTACTAATTTGTCTAATCCGGCATTTACATGCATTGTGTCTTCTAAAATAAGTTCAAAATCGTATCTATTATCCAATGGAAGTACTAGATCGACTTGTGACCCCCATCTAATTAAAGAAAATCTTTCATTTTGTGCAAATAAATCATTTTGTTGATTTGTGAAATGGGAAATAACGCTTACATCCTCATCACCAATTTGGATAAGGTAGTAAGTATAATCTAAAGAAGGAGAATAAATTTTATTCCACATTCTTTCATTATATTTAAGATATTCTAAGTTCGCAGGATTTATTTTACCATTAAAAATATCTTTTTCAGTAGCTAACATCGGTTTGTTAGTTGATTCTATCGCGTCTATAGGTTTATATGATAAAATACCTCCATAGGGTATGCGATTGATGTGAACATCATAAAACGACATAAATATACCGATAACTAATGAAGGTTTATTATATGTTTTATCACACATAGCATCTTGTAACGTGTAATTTATACCCTTTATTTCAACTATAGGTTCGGTAGGATCTTCAATAAACTTTTGATATAAAATAGTTCCATCCGCAGGACTATAAAAATGTTCAAAATCAATATAATTAGGACGTGTTGGGTCTCTAAAGAAAAATTGATTAGAAAGTTGACCAATAGATAATTTTTCGGCCTCGGCAACGTCTGTGTCCAGCCAATCCTCTAAATACTTTGCCATTAGATTAAAGATTTAGTGTAGTCAACATAATTTAAGTGCATAACACAACAAGATAACATAGCACCTGATTTCATATATTCTGAAAGATTAAAGAAAACGGGCTCCATACCTTCATTAGCACATATTTTTTCTAATGTATCAATCTTATGTTTTTCTAAATCGTATAATTCCTCACCTTTTTTAAGTTCGGAAATGTTAGAGGCACATAAAATCATATTTCCTAATCTTACAGAATTTGTAATACCACCAAAAGCATCATCAACCGAAACATCAACAATTTGAGTATATTTTTCAAGTTGTTTTAACTCTTCAGGAGCAAACAATTCAGTACAAACCATTGTCTTTTTATCGTTTAAGGGGAAAATAGAACAATCTAAGTGATACAAATAATCATCTACCATTTCAACAGGGATAACATTCATATCAAAATTCTCATTCATCCACTCATATGATTCTTTTTCTGAACGAATACCATAACCACCAATGTAAGTATTTCCACCTAAGTATTTTAAATCAGCTTCACCTTCCCACTTGTAAGGACAAATAGTAGTGTTATAACCCATTAATTTAAAAAATGGTTGAGCTGCTTTTTCCTCACCTTTTCTAGGTTCCGAAGTAAAATTAGATAAAATAATTTCATTTTTATCTTTTAAATGAGGTAAATAAATACCAACATTAGCTACATAAACTTGGTCTTGATAATTACCAAAAGAAGGTAATAAATAAGTTAACGAACCCCCAGCAATAAAATTATATAAATCCATAAACTGTTTATAAGCTTTAGGTTTATTAATTGTTAAATCTTCAGGAGATAATTCTTGCATCCAAATATTATTTGGATTTTCGGTTGATAACGTAAAGGGAAAGTTTAGTACATAACTTGGAACCGACAATTGGGAGGGTGTTTCTTTCATAAAATCGCGTCTATAGGTTTTATCTTCGTGTTTCTTATACATATAGTAGAAATACCTAAAAACAAAGAGGGCCTAGAAAAATCTAGGCCCTTTTGTTAAATGCTTATCCTTTCGTTAAGATTAGATAGTGTTTAAACCACTAATGTAGATCTTAGCGTAGAATTCAGGACGTAACATCTTCTTAGCGTAGCGAGTCAAGAGACCTTTACGTGGAACGAAAGTATCAGGATCGTACACAAGAGGAGTCATGATTAAAGGAATGTAAGGAGCAAATACAGCACCAGACTCAAGGAATTGAGATCCTTTGTAACCTAATAAGATTAAGTTTTCAGTCATGTAAGGGTTTTTGTAAACCTTATAACGACCGTTAACTGAACCAATCTTCTGTACACCAAAAGCATATTCCATTTGATCAGCTTCACCGCTATTAGTAGAAGCGAAACCAGGAATTGATTCTAAAATAGTAGCTACTGTAGGTGAAGTAACCATAAAGTTAGCACCTCCACGAAGAGTTAACTGGTGGATTTTGTTGCTTAACTTTTGTACTTTAGTACCTAAAGTTTGGAACCACTGACCTTGAGTGTTGTAGAAACCACTAGCCAAGGTAGTAGGAGCAGCTTGAGTAGAAGAAGTGATTACAGTGTTGTTAATAGCTGACCAGTATTCAGTACCAGCAGAAGCATCTTCAATCAACATATCTAAGATTTCGAGGTCAATTTCCATAGAAATGTACTCGCTCATGATGTTGGTTAATTCAGCTTCAGCATCGATGTTCTGGTAAGCTGCTAAATCTTGAGCAAATTCAGGAGTCCATACTGCTTTCAATTTCTTGGTTTTAGCAGTAATAGGCTGTGATTGCATTTTAACGTTAATCTCAGGGATAACGATTTGTGCATTTGAAGCAGCGTTAGGAACAGCGAATGAACCAGAAGCTTCGAAATCACCACGACCTGAGTAGTTACCTGAAGTTACGTTATCACCTGAAGTACCAGCACCAGTGAAACCAGCATTGATACCGTTTTGAGAACCAACTTTTTCATACAATACAACTACAGAAGCAGATTGAGCGATTCCAGAGAAGCTAGCAGCACCTGTGAAATAGAAGCTAATAGTAGCGTTAGTGTAATCAAAAGTAGTAAACTGAGGTAATAAGTTAGCAGCACTTACATAGCTAGCAGTAGGTACGAAACCACGAACAGCATCCATATCAAATGAAGGTAATACAGCATTTGAAGAGGTAACAGTTAATTTGTAGATTTGACCAGCAGCTACAGAAGCTGAGAAATCAGAATCAAAATTCAACTGAGCCCAAGAAGCTGAAGCAATAGAAGCTGTATTAGCAGCAACTGTGGTTGAAGCGTTAGTTAAAGAAGCAGTAGTTTGAATAAGTGAACTAGAGAATTGGTTAGTAGCATAGGTAAAGCGACCAGCAGGACCACCATATAAACCACCAGTAGCACTAGTAGTAGAGAAGGGGAACTCAGAAGCTGTGTTGCGAGTACCATACAAAGATTGACCAGCAGTGTAAGGGCTCTTGTTATTACCATATTGGAAATCCAAGAAGAACACGAGGCCAGAAGGCATGTTCATAGGTTGAACTGAAACGAATTCTTTGGCTACGATAGTTCCGAATACCTTACGAACTAAAGGCAAAGCAATACCAGCCCAGTTTTCACCCTGACCACCTGATGTGAAATAAGAGTTAGAAGCAATTTGGTTAGATTCGGTAACCAGCTGTTTAGCTTGGTTTTCCAACAAGATAGACATGTTGTTTTTTTCGATCTCAACTAAACCTTCCAACAATCCAGTTTTTGACCATTTACCGGCCAATTTAGCAGCGTCGCTCTGTAATGTTTTCCATGAGCCGGCTGCGCTTTCGAGTAATTGTTGTACTTGTGACATTTTTTTTTTAAATTTAATTTTTTGTTTTGTTATTTTTACTTAATAATTCCTGCAAGTTGTTGCCATCTTGCAATTTGTGAATCAGCTTCCATAATAGGATTTTTTGCAGCTACACCAGCAGCTTTAGAAGCACTACCACGGATTAATGATTCATTTACAGGAGCTTTCTTATTAACAAATCCTTCAGATAAGGTTTCATAAACAAGTTTAGCTTCTTTAACACTAGCAGCTTTATCAAAAGCAGCTAATACTTTTACTTTTTGACTTTCAGTCAAGTTTTTAGCTTTAAAGATTTTGTTGGTGTAAAGCAACTTAGCGTTGAATAAGTTAACTTCATTAAGTTCAGTTTTAATAGACTCAAGAGCATCGTAAGCTTCTTTTAATTCTTTTTCAGCTTTATCTTTTGCTTCTTTCATCTTTTTAACTTCATCTTTCATTTTCTTAACTTCAGCAACTGCTACAGTTTCATCTCCTTCATCACCTTTCATTTCATCACCTTCATCACCTTTTTCATCATCATCACCACCTTCAACAGCATCACCAGCTTCTAATTCACCAGCGGATACCATATCGGAGATTACGTCTTCGATAAATGCCTTAAGATCATCTTCATTCATGTTTTCAAGATCGATTTCTTCTTCATCAGAAACTTCAACCTTTTCATCTTCGTTAAGATCTTTTTTCTTGTCATCTTTTTTCATTTTGCCTTCTTCCATAGTGTCGTCTTCTTCATTCATGTAGTCACCTTCATCCATGGTGTCGTCTTCTTCATTCATGTAGTCACCTTCATCCATAGCTTCAAGTTCTCTTAAAAGTTCATCAAGATCCATTTCATCGAGTTCTTCTTTACCCTCTTCAGTTTTAGATTTCATTTCAGATGCTTCTTCCATCGTAGCATCATCTTCCATTACATCTTCTTCATCCATAGAGTAACCTTCTTTCACTTCTTTTTCTTTGTGTTTTGCTTCTTCCATTGATTCTTCTTCATCCATTTTATCCATTTCAGAAAGCTTTGCAGCTAACTTTTCTTTCAAATATGGAGTAAAAGCTTCCTCAAGAGCAGCTTTTGCATTGGCGATGGCTGTTTCCTTTACAGCTTTAGCATCGGCAATGGCTTCTTTAAGTAAGTCTCTGTTTGCCATTTGTTTTTTGTCCTCAAATAAATTTTTTGTTGGAAATACGCTTATTGATGATTGATGGAAATCGAAGCGTAATAAGATATTTTTAATCGATGCAACATAGAGCGTTGCATATTCTCATATACGTATATGAAGATTCTTTAAAGTCGCAGAAATATGAAACCCTCCTTTTTAGGGGAGGGTTGGTCCAAGGATGCTATCCAAGGAGGGGTACTTAAAATATAGGGCAAGTTCCATTAGCACATAAAATTTCAGTTAATAAGGTATTAACTTTACCGTATTGATAAGTTGATACTTCTTTACCTTCTTTAACTAAATGCATATATGAACCTGGATTTGAGGGAGTTGATACAAAATCCCAACATAATAATTCAAAATCATCTTGTACTTCCATTGTTCCTTCTTTCATTTGTTTTAAGGAACCCATACCACGAGATGATACACCTACTGTTACATTATTATCAATAAGTGCTTTTAAAATATTACCTGATATAGTTGGTAAAATTTCTATTTTGCCTATTACTTGGTCACCATCCCACCAACAATCTCTAATTATATGAGATACGTTTTTTAAAGATATAATAGAAGAATCAGGGTGATCTAATTCACCTGTTGCTCTATTTTCTTTAATAATTTCACGATATTTGTCAATTTCTCTTTCCCATAACTCTTTTTTATAATAACGACCATTACCATTTTTTACTTCAGCTGTGGCTAAAATACCTTCAACTAAAGGATTACCTGAGGGTGCTTTTAACCCCTCAAGCAATTGTGTACGAGATACACTAAAGGGAATAGTTTCAATTAATACTTGTTTCATAATTAAGCTTGAGCAGATAGATCAGCTTCTTTCTTTTTAACATTAGCTAAAGTTAATTCAGCCGCCGCTACTTGTTTTTTTAAATCTTCAACCTTTTTTTCAGCAGTAGCTATTTGTTGATCAAGAGGACCTTCTTCAATTGTACCTTCACCCAAATCGTCTTCAGACATTAATTCTAATAAAGATTTTCTTTCAATTGATTCTTTTAATTTTAAATCCCCATACCCTGATGATTTGTATTTGCCTGTTGGTGCTTTAGGTTCACCACCTCCAACTACATCTGTTTTATATCCAATTCCTTTAACACCAGCAAAAGCATTGATATGATAATAATTAATATCTTTAGCCATGTTTTTAGCAACAATAGCTTTTAATTCATCAACTGTTTTTTTAGAGTTTTTAGGATCACCCATTTCGGTTAAATAACCTAATAAAAAGGATTGACCATATAAATTGTCAATGTTTTTAGGATCTTTGTTATCAAATTGATGATCTAGAGCTGCTTGGACATCTTTATCAATTTTATCAAAGGTATTTTGATCACCATATTCTTTTTTATCTTTAACACCTACTGCTTCAGCAATATTTTTATTAAAGATTTTAAACCAATCTGGTTGGCTAGTATTTTGGGTTACAATACCTCCAATTCCTTCAGATAATACACTTTTATTTTTTAAAATAGTAACAGCAGTATTATAGTCTGTTAAAGGAGCAATTAATTCAGGAAATACACGACGAGCACTTTTTAAAAAGTCGTCTTTATTTCCTTTTCCTTCTTTAATAAGGATGTATTGTTGTTGTAATGTTTTTTCCATCGGTTATAAATATTAATTGTAAAGCAAAATTGCTCCTGATGATAATGAACAGCTAGTTACAAAGATAGGGATTGTGAATCCAGCAGGTATAATCCAATCTGTTGATGTTAATTCTGCTCCATAAGCATCTCTTAATCCTGTTATAGTAGCGGAACCAGATACTACTGTAAATCCTGCAAAACTTCCTGTTACTGAAGTTGTAGTTACTATTCCGGTGGGGTTTACTGGTATATTTGCCATGTTGTTATTGTTTAAATAATTCTATTAAGTCGTCTAAATATTCTTGTGCTAAATCAGTGCCATATACAATACCAAATGATTCAGGTTTATTTCTATAATAATCAATTGTTTTATTTTTGGCTTGCTGCATCATTGGAACTAATTGATTTAATTTATCTTCTAAAGCGTCAAAAGCCATTATACGACTTTTAACAAATTCCCTTCTTTGGGGATCATTTATTTGGGTATCATCAAGAAATTGTTCTGTATCTTCAACTTCTTTTAAAGGGTTTTTTACTAATGTATATTTAAAATCTGTTACGTATTTATTTTTTGTTACACCTGTAGGACCAGCTTTAGGACCAGGACCCATAGTTGCTCCAGGACCTTCAGTTACTTTTTTAAATCCAGCTTGTGTATAAGCACCATAAGTTGATTTACGGGGAGAAGGACCTGTATGATTTTCACCCTCACCACCAGATGTAAATCCTGAATTAGATGCTATTGTTGACATTTCATTTAATTCATTTTTAATTACCTCATATTGGTCCGGATAATATTTACGTAAATAACTTCTATAATTATTAAAAGCATCTTTAACTTTAGATAAAGTATCAATTACATCTTTATTTCCTCTTCCCTCAGGTGTTCCAGTTAATGCTTTTAAAGAATCTACAGCATCATAAATTTTCTTTAAACTATCAGCAAAGGAAGCTAATTTAATAATTTTATGTCCTACAGAACCTGTTTCAGGGTTAATCGATGATGTTTTAAAATATGTTTTTAAATCTTTATCAAAAAAATCATACTCCATATTGATAGGACCATATTGCTTTTCTAACCTTGTAAGCAAAGCAGGGTCCACATCCTTAGGTTTAAGGGTTTGTCTTTCTTCTTTTAATTTAAATTTAAATTTACCCATTTATTTTAACCAGTTCCTCTAAAAGTTCGTAATATTGTAATAAATTAACTAAATCATCATTACCTACATTAGAAATTTTTCCTAACGGAGTTAATAAATTAGTTACCTCATTTAATTTAATTTGAATTGCTTTATCTGTAACTTTTTTAGAAATTTTATTTAATTCTTCTTTAATTTCCCCAACTTTATTATTATAAAAATCTTTTAATTTAGGAGTTGAATCAACTGAATTAATAAATTCTTTTAATACTGTTTTTTGGTTATCATTTAGTGAAGCATATTTGCCATTAAATTTCTCTAATAATACTTTATAAGTTAAAATTCGTAAATCTTTATCATATGATTGAAATTCGGTTAATAAATCGTCCTCAACCTTTTTCTTATCAATTGATTTAGTTGTTAAATTTTCTAAAATAGCAATTTTATTAGAAATAATTTGATCGGGATTAGATAAATTTTCACTATTGTATATTTCTAGTAATGTATATAAGGCAGCGTGAATTTTATAACTAGGGAGTTTTGTTTTGAAGAATTCTTCTAAGTTATAATATTTTTGAACTTCATTAATTAAATTATACTTTTGTCTTTTTAAAGCACCTCTATTTAAATGCTTTGAAGATTCAATTACTGAATTAATTACTACTTCAGCTTTACCTTCTGTTAAATTTTTGTGTTTAGTTAAAGTTTCATACAATTTATATTCTCTTCCTAGTTCAGTTTTTACAAAGTATTTTTTAAGTATACCAGTTGCTTTAGAATCTTTACCTGATAAGGTATCAGCCGTAATTTGTCTAACTAAAAGTTCAAACAAGATTCCTGTATTTTTATACTTAGAATGTTTAATGTTCATTCCCAAAGATTTTGTTATAAATATATAAAGATTTTTATTCCTTTAATTTACTTTCATCTAATAGTGATTCTTTATTAGTATCTTTATTAAAAATTATTTTTTTCTCTAAAGATTCTAATAATGTTTTATTTTTTGCCTTAATTTCTAAAGCTAAGGGAGAAACATCTTTTTTAGGTCTACCATATCCTTCTTGATCATCATTTTTCATTGCATCTCTACCTAATCTATCTTTACCAAAAGCATTATCTTGAGTATTAATATTAGATACTTTTTCTTTTGGACGACCTAAAGGTTCTTTTTCATTATATCCAGTAGGAACATCCATACTATCATATCTTCCTTTACCATATAAATAAGCTAAGTCATGAGGTGTACCATAGGATTTACCTGTTTCTAAAGGATCATTACCTTCGGCTTCAATTTGTTTAAGTCTAAAAACACGTTTTTGGTCTTGAGTAATTAAATCTCTCATTTCCTCATATTGGTCTTGGCTAAAGTGGAATATATTTTCATAAATCCAATCTGATGAGAATAATTTGGTTTCAGCCATTTGTGCTGCTAACTCCATTTTTTCTTTCATCAAAGCAATCTTTTCTTGGTCGTATATAATAGAAGGAGTAGTTAATGATAATTCAAAATTAGCTAAACTATCGGAGGTATAACCTTGAGTATATAAATGAACTAAAGCTATTTTATACAATTCGGATAATATAATACGTTGTAATCTATCAATTGTACGAGCAAATCTAATATCTTCAGCAGCTAATGTTGCTTTACCTTGTAAATTCTCATCATAACCCATATATGCTTTTGGAACTTTTAAGGCCGCGAATACTTTATCTCTTAAGTAAGTAACATCTGCAATACCATCATATTGTAAACCAGGTGTAGTTTCAATTTTAGTTGTTGTGTCATTACCACGAATTGGAATATAAAAATCTTCCAATAAGTTTTGCATATTATATTTTAAATTATAATCTCCTGTTTTACTATCCATTAAAGGAGTACGCTTCATTGTAGAAATAGTTTTCTGCATAAAGTTTTCTACTTCATTTGGAGGAATAGAACCAACGTTAATATAGAATATACGTCTATCAGGAGAACGAGCAATTCTATGAATTAACATAGCATCTTCTGCTAATGAATATTGTTTAAATAATCTACGTGCTGGTTCTAAGTATGAACGACCATAAGGTAAATAATTAACATCAGTCATTAAACGGAAATGAGCCATTTCATAGTTATCAAAATAAATAGCTTTATCATTATAACTATCTTGGGTTTGGTTTGGTAAACTATAATATCCTGTATTAGCTGAGCCACCATAAATTCCATCAGGTGAATATCTAAATCTTATTGCATTTGGGTGTTCTTTATCGTAATTTTCTTGTCTTTCAATATGATAAGCAGTAAAGGGAATTACATTATAAACACCATATTTTTCAGCAATTTCTAATTTAAGGAAAAAGTCACCATATTTACACATTTGGCGAATCCAAGCCCATAAATTAAATTCAATATTTAATACATCATAAAATAAGTTATAAAGGATTTGTTGTATATCTTCATCACTAGATCTAATTTGTAAAACTTCACCCATTTCATTTTTAAGAGTAGATTCTTCAGCTATAATATCAAGAGCCGAAGCAATAATGGCATCATTATCCATTACATCATAATCTGAATATATATATGATCTTAGGTATTGGTAGTTAATTCCTACTTGCTGGCCATATAATGAAGTTGATGATGGGGAATAAATTCTATTGAATCTATCTATTAAAGAATTATTTGCAACATCTCCTGATTGCTGAATTGTATTAGTATCTAAAACTTTTAACTCATTTCCTCCTGTATTCCTGATAATTACATCAGTTGAAAAGAGTCGTTTTAATCGGGTAAATAATTTAGTATCTGCCATTTTATGTTTTTATTATTATAAATATTATAGTATCCAGCTAATGTCTTCTATTCCGCCATATGGATTTTGAATTTGATATGGGTTTTTCATATTGTTTGGGTTATAAACACCTGTGTGAGTGATTTTACTCATATTACCAAGTGCAGCGCGGGTCATGTCATGAGACATTTGTTGAAATTTTAAGGATGTATCTCTTAAAAACATTCCCACACCAAAACTCATTACTAAATCATCATTATAACCAGATTGAGCTTCTGGTCTACCATTTTTCCAAATAAATACTTTCATTTCCTCTAATAATCGTTTTGAACGAATTGTTACAGAACGATCACCAACATACTCTCTAAATTTATTTATTACTAAAGGTCGTGTTCTTAATGACATAGTAAATCCAGGTGTTAAATCTGAACCTCCTTCAAATACTCGTAAGTATGAATCAGCTGTTAATTGGTCGGATTTTGGTGAATGATATAAATTTCGATAACCTCTCTCAATAATAGCATCTAATGTTGCCCAACCAATTGAAGCATTTTCAACTACCAACATTGCATTATTATATTCGGAAGCTAAACCAACTAAAAAATAACCAAATTCTTTAGGTGGTAATTGTCCTTTGTATTCGGCTACTTGTGTATTAGTAGCAATATCAATAACATGAGCTGCTGATGAGTCTTTACCATCACCACGAGCAACGTCAGCCACTATCATATACTCACGTGTATAATCTGCTGGTTCCCATACCCAAAGGTTTTGATCTGCTCCTCTACGCTCAATTGGATCTTTAATTGTTGTTTCTTTTAAAAATTCAATCCATTCAGAATAAAATACTACATCACCTGATGTACTAAAGTCACAATCACATTCTTGTGATGCTAATCTTGGGTCACCTAATAATTCATCTTGACGTTTTCTCCAAGCTTCATCTCGTTCAGGATGGACATACCAAGGTAATTTAATTGGTAAAAAATCATTTTCAGCATTTTCTGCTGATACCCATGTTTTATGAAACCAGTTTCCAGTTCCATAGGGAGTAGATAATACAATTGCTCCACCACCAGTTGCCAATGTTTGTTGAGCTGAGGCCCAAATTTCGCCAATTTGTTCAATAAAGGCCGCCTCATCGACTATTAGCAAAGATACTGCTTCTGAACGACCTGCATCCGAACTTGCTGAGGTTGCTTTAATTTGAGAACCATTACTTAATCGTAATGAAAGTTTATTATTTTCTTCTGCTTGTATTTTTAACCATGAAGGTAAGTTATCAAACATAAACTTAACTTTTGTAACCATGTTACGAGCAGTTTCCTGTTTAGTTGCAATACAAAGTATATTTTTATCTTTATGAAATAACATTAACCATAAAGAATAACCTGCTGCTAATGTTGATATACCTAACTGGCGAGATTTTAATACAATGGAATATGGATTATCTCTAAATAAGCGTAATGTTTTTTCTTGGAAAGGATATAAATTAAATATTACTCTACCACGTTGGGGGTGTTGAATATGACAGTATTTTTTCATAAAGTGAGCAGGATCTTGCAAGCACTTTACATACTCTTGTCTAATTATTTCTTTTAAATCTTGACTCATATTATTTAGAGATTCGCCAATAAATACTAGCATTCAACATAGGTTGAAGTCTATTATTGGCTCCTACTCCTACTTTATAAATAGTTTTTCCTTTATTTTCATATAAAGCATCTAATGAAGCATAATTTCCAATTAAACTAAAGGTAGGACCAATAAATAAAGCATGTTTTTTAACAACTTGTTTGGTAATAGTAGTTTCTATTATTTTATGTCTTACAGAAGCTAATAAATCGCTTTTAATAGAATCTAAAGGACACATTGAATATATTTTAGTATAAAAATAAGCAGTAAATGAGTCTGTTTTATATTCAAAAGTGTCATGAGTTACATATTTTTTAGTATCAACAATAATAATATTTCCTGTTGAATCAATTATTGTATCATGAACATAATAAGGAACAGGAACTGGTTTGATTTTGGTTTTGCCTTTTACTTTAATTGTATCATGAACATAAGATGTTTTAGTAAAAGTATCAATATTAGTAACAATAGTATTTTCGGAACATTTAGAAAGCCAAATGATAATCGCAACTAAAATTGCTATAACTATATAAGGAAAACCTATTTTCATATTATCCAATCAAATCTCCAGTATCAATTTTAACGTCTCTTTCTTTAAACGCTTTAACTAATTCTGGTTTTTTGATAAATTGTTTAAGGGCTGCCATTTTTTTATCTCTAGCATCTCCTTTTTCCATGTCTTTAACTTTTTTAACTAAAGTTTTTAGTTTATCTTTAAAATCTTCAAATTCTGAATTTGGTACTTTAAATTTAGAAGGAGCGCCTTTTACTTTTTCTTTTTCAAGTTCTGCTTTAGTAGGTTCTTTATCTTCCTCTTCGGATAATAATTCTACAATATATTCTTTAATTTCCGACTTTAATTCAGATTTCTTCATGATTATACATATTATCCAAAAATTGTTTCTTTCATCTTCGTAATACGTTCCTCAGTAGTGCCTGATAATGTGACTAGTTTATGGATACGATGTTTATTTTCTCTAAGATTTAAACCAATAAGAAAATCAATTAATTTTCTATATTCAGTATCTGTTTCTCTTACTCCATTATCTTCCATATCCACACCAATAGGAGAAACATAAAATATAAAATCATATTCATGAAGTAAATTTTTAGCTAAACCACAAAATGCTTCTGCTTCATAATAATTAATTGATTTAGCTGCTTTAGTAAATGCCATAACATCAATTACAGTTCTGTCTGTAATAACATTTTCATTCATCAATTCAGCAGCACGTTCTGCTAAAAATACAATTTGACCTTTTACTGTTGAATCAGTATTTAATGGAATACCTAAGTCACGTAAATATTTTGAACGTTCAGTAGCAAAATTATAATCCTTAAATTCAGGTAATTCCTTCAAAGCATTTACTAATGTAGTTTTACCTACACTCATTGTTCCACAAAGTCCTATTTTCATAATTAACCAGCGTTTCTTGAATTTGTAATAGCAGGATTTTTAAACCAAGGTAAACCCTCACGATTGCGTCTTGCTTCTTTCCATCCATCTAAAGTATATTTTATTCCGTGAATATGATATTCTTTTTTACCATCAGGATTTATTAATGCTGGACCTTCCCAATTATGTAATTTACCTTCCCAAACATAAGCAATTGTACCATCTGCTTTAGTTAGTTTTTTACTTGGTTGATATTTTGTATTCATATTCGAAATATAATAACTTTTTTTTTGATTTCCAAATTATTTCCAATTAATGATATCTCCCATATGGTTATCCCACTCGTCTTCTTTTTTAACAAATTTTTCAACAGCCAATATACCTTGTGCTCCTGAAACTGTTATACCACGAGCAGATAATGCATCACCTACAAAATGTACATCAGGATATTCTACTAAAGCTAAATCACTATGGTAAACTAATGGTTCAGGTGAAAGATATTTTACCTCAGGAACATAAACACCCCAATCATCTTGTAATGTTGGAAATACTTTTTTCATATCCTCAATAAAATCTTCAATGTAATCCCAATATTCACCCATTCCATGTCTTACAATACTTAAATTATCAATTTGAATCGAACTAACTTTTTCACCTTCTGATGTAGTTGATGGTTTACGAGATGGACTATAATATAAACCAGTACCAGCATATTGTAATTTATTTACTACTTTACGAGACCATTCAAATGGATTTTTAATACCATTAATTTCCATTAAAATGCCAAAATTGGTCATATCGTTTCTATATTTAGGGTCTTTTTTAGCATGACCATTGTAACTATGATTTCCATAAGTATCTTCTACAGCAACATAAGCGGCATTATTATTAGTACAGAATGATCTTAATGAAACCCCTTTATCCTCAAACTTACGATATAATTTAAAATCATAACTAATATCAATCAAATCCTGAAAGTGTTTTTGTGGTGCTTCAAATCTAACACCAATTTGTACTGATTTAGGTTCTGTTTCTAATTGATATTCATCTTGAATTTGTTGAGCAAAATCAATACCTGATTTGCCTACACCAAAAATTAATTCTTCATATTCAATAGCGTATTGACCTTCTTTACCGTTAACAGTCAAATATACTAAATTAGATTCAAAATCAACTTTAAATACTCTTTCATTCCAAATAAATTGTACACCCTTAGATACTAAATAATCGTACCAATTTTTACCAATTTCATGAAGATAATCAGTACCAACATGCCATACAGGAAACAATCGTAATCCAAAATATGGTTTAATAAATTCAGGTTCCTCTACTGGATTGGAACATTGTACTTCCTCGGGTTTAGGGTGAAAACGTTTGAAGTTGTTAATAACTTCATCCATTAATTTCATTGCTTTTTCTTCCCCAACATATTTAGATAACTGTCCTCCAATTGCTGTGTGATAAGTTAATTTACCATCGCTCCATCCACCAGCACCTAAGAATCCAGTCATTACTTCTTCAGGTTTACGATTATAAGGATCATTACCCATATCAATAATAGTAATGTTCTTACCAGGAAACCCATTGTCTACTAATTTGGTGGCAGCATTTACACCTGCTACACCTGCTCCTACGATTACGATTTTCTTGAATCTCATATGTTTAACACATTAATATAATAAAAAAAGCTGTGACCCCCAAATTGGAGGCCACAGCTCTCTAAAAATTTTTTTAAACGACGGGCTATGAATCCGTCTATAAATTAAGCTATTTTAGCTTGACTTTTTATTTTACCTAAAAATCCAACTATTTCTGATACTTTAACACTACCAAAAGTAGCTTCTAAAGCTTTAACTACAGCTGAGTTTGGACTTAGAACGGATTTAGCGGCGGCACCAGCAGCTACAGCTAATATAACAACATATAATACTTGAGCTGTTGTTAATAGTTTTTGCTCATCTACACTACCATCTTCTTTTTTCCAAATTTTAGAAGCAAAACCTGTAAATTTAATGGCTGCTATGATACCTTTAATATACAATTTTTCCCATTTGTGGGCATTTTTTTCCATCCATGAAGCAATTTTAACTTCATCTTTTCCTACTAATTTTTTAGCTATCCAATTTATAGATTTTCCAATCCATTCCAGAATTTTAGGAGCAGCTAATAAACCACCTATTACTAAACCAGTTACTGATTCATTTAGGATTTCACCTTCAGTGGTGATGGTTGTTTTATATTCTTCTTCTTTTAATGAACTTAAATCTGCTAATTGACTAGCTCCACCTTTAATAGCATCATCAATGCTAGAATCTTCGGCTTCTGCTTCAGCCATTTTTTCTTTATACTGACTTTCAGTAATAATACCAGCTCGTTTTTGTAATAATAATATTTCTTCTGTTATAATCATGATTTTAAATTATTGTAATACTCCTGAGTTATTAAATACTGGAATGCCAATGTTTTTCATTTCTGTAATAAATTCTGCTACTGTTGCTGGGGAGGGGATATTGTATCCTTGAATAGCTGAACTTAAATAATCATTAGTAGTAAAGTTAGTTCCATTTGAATTGAAATTATAAGCCATAATTCTGTTAAAAGTTGAAGCAGCTCCTTGATCGGAACCGTATTGAGGAAAACAAACTGTATAACTATTTGCTGCTCCCAAAGGTACTAGTTGAGCTTGGTATATTCCACCAATTGAACCTGTAGCTGTAAATGTTAATTGGGACAATGTTGGATCAACATCAGTATCAATACCAATTACAAAATCTACTCCAGCATATGCTCCTGTCTTATAAGATCCTGCAATAGGACCAAATCCACCTGTTGGTCCTGATGTTGATGAAATTACTGTAAATCCTTTAGTTGCACAATCTGCTGCTGATACTCCTGATATAATATATGTTGCCATTTTATTTTATTATAAATATGGATAGTTTTTAAAAACTACGATTTGTGTATTTTTAGTTTTAAAGTTCCTGTTCCTTTAATAACTCGATGCCATTCATGTTTTGGTATGAAAATAGGTTTATTTATTGATGTTGGAAGTTGATTATCGAGTTGTAATTTCCAATTTGTTTCACCAATTATTTCAACTGTTCTATTTTCATTATCACGATGCCATAAAAGTTCTATGGGGTCTATATTTTCGCTAAATTCACGAATAATATAAAAATCAGTAATTTCTATATCTTTATATGGTTTTGTTGATATCATAATAATATGAATCAGTATCTTCTGTAATCCATTTATCAGCAACAGATTCTACTGAGGGTAAATATTTGTCTACTTTTATATCTTTTACATTTAATGGAAAATCGGTTGTAACCCAATTTGAATCTCTCCAATATATTCTATTATTAGGCATACACAAAAGATAACCATCGTCAGCTATCAATACATGTCCTGCTTTATAGTCAGTTGGTTCATCCGAATATGGATTATCATACCAATCTACGGTAAAAAGATAAGTTGCCCAAATTTTAGTTTTATCTCTTAAAGCAATTTTTTC